CTGGACAATTATCTGAAAGAACAGATTTAAATACTTCAGCACAACCAACTAGATATATGTCTGGTGGTTCATATGGTGAAGGTCAAGAACTTTTAGGTTTACAACAAGGTGCATCAATGGCAGGTCAAACACCTCAACCATCTATGAATGCAATGCAAGCAGTTGCTGCTGCAAGACCTGTTACTCCTTTAACAGCAATAACTCAAAAACCTAACGAACCTTTAACTGCTGGTGTTGATTTTGGTGCAGGTCCAGGAAGTGATGTTTTAACCCTGCCTACTCCACAACAAAAAACATTAAAGTCTATTGTTGAAGAATTAATTCCTTTTGACGAAACAGGCGAAATATCTGCAATATATAATTTCTTAAACGACAGAGGTAATTAATGGCAACTTCATGGAGTGAATTAGTACCTGTTACTAATCCTGAACTTGCTGTTGCTGGATACAAAGCAGGTTTACAAGGCACTGATTTAAAACAAATTAGAACTTGGGATAAGTTATACGCAAAGCATCGTGAACTACTTGACATTAAAGATGACAAAGTAGCATTTGATACTTACAATAAACTTGACCCTGTTATTCAACAGATGCTTACCGATAACTTTCAAGCAAATTACATGGCTCGTCCAAAAGATTGGACCGCTGGGGACCTTATTGCTGATGCTTTAAAGTTAGCACAAAGCCCATTTAAAGCAGGATTCAAAGCATTAGAAACCTACAGCCGTGCAATCTCTTTGCCATACCTTGCTATTAAAGGAAAGATGCAAGGTGATGACACTTCACAACTTTGGAAAATTTGGCGTGACGATTGGGACGGCACCAAAATATTTGACAAAGGTGCAACAGCAACTCTTGATGAAGCATACGGAAAAGGCATTAGTGTTTTAGCCAAAGGCATTGTTTCAGGTATGACACCTGGTGAAGTAATTGAAGACCATGGTGGAATAGACCCTGAATTAGAATTTGCTTTAAACTTTATGTCAGAAAATCCTGCACAGTTTCAGGATATTCTTTCAGATTATAAAAGAACACAGGCTTCTGTTGGTCGTGATATTGCACGTGGTTTCTTTGGTGGACCTACACCAGGTATGCAAACTGCTGCAGAGAAATCATTTGACAGAGCATCAGGTGTATTTGATGCAACCTACCAAATACTTGCTGACCCTTTAACTTACGCTACTTTAGGTTTTGGTCCTGCATTAAAAGCAGGTGCTAAGTTAGCAAAGATTTATGACGAAATGGGTGGCGGCTCATTAGGTGTTAAAGCAGTATTTGAAAATAAAAGATTTGGTAAACAAGTTGTAAGATATTGGAACAACTTTGGTCCTTTACTTGATGACCTTGGTCGTGCAACATCCGATGCTGAAAAAGCAAACATTCGTGATGAGATTGCTTTAAAGTTTCCAGAATACAACAACCCAGCAATTGTTGACGAGTTAGTTAAAAACGGTGTCAAAGATGCTGATACTGCTAAGAGTTTCTTTTCAAGTTACGAACATGGTGGAAAGTTAATTAATGGTAGAACTGATTCAATGCAGTACTATCGTAGTAACCAAGTAGCAACTGCTAATCGTTTATCTGTTGTTAACCGTACTGCACGTTCAATGGTTAGTTCAATTTTTAATCCAGCCAAGAATATTGAAAAGACTGATATTGCTTTAAGTAAAATTGCTGAAGGTTATATTCAAACAGGTGAGGATATAACTCAAGCAGCACAAGTGTTAAAAGGTTTACGTGAAACTAATCCTGCTTTCGTTGAAGCAGAAAAAGCATTAAATACTATTAAAGGTAAGATTTCTAGATTTGCTTCACGTCATCCTTTAGATAAACCAATTTATATTACTGATGATATGGTTTTAGAATCATCAACAACATTTAATGAACTATCTAGAATTGTTTTACCTAAGAATCTTGCTGGTGCTTTAACACAAAGATTCATTGATTCTAATCAAGCAGAACGTATTGCTTTACTACGTGGTTTGATGACTGATGTTTTAACAGCAAGTGGTTTAGGTGCTACCCCTAAAGGTGTAGATATCATTAATACTATTCTTGACCAAAAGTTTATTGGTTCTATTTCTAACAGAATTGAAGTTGCAGCAGATTTTGTACCAACATCAACCAATCTTGGTAAGATTGTTGAAGAGAATGGTAGAAAATTTTTAATTAAAGAAGGTCCTACCCAACCAAATGGTTACTCAAATACTATTGGTAACCTTGATTGGCGTGGAATCAGTGAACTTGTTTCACAAACAATTACTAATAAAGACCCTAAATACATTTTAAGAAACCTTTCACCTATTGTTAATGGTAAATTTGCTACAGAGTTTACAAACGCATGGAGCGTATTAACCCTTTTTCCTAAACTTGGTGTAAGAGCAACAGTTGACGAATTATTTTTCTTTGTTAACTATGCACCTAAAGAAGCATTGTATAACTTTTTTTCACTAAAAGGTCTTGCTGGTTCAAAGATTCGTAGTGCAGCCACAAGAAGTGCTACTGGTATTTCATTATCTGCAGAGAAATTACAAAAAATTCCTGATTTACTTAGTGAAACAGAAACAGTTGCTATCTTTAATAAGTTCTTTGAGGATGTAAGTCTTACAAAGAATGAACAAATACTTGGTGCACGTAAAGAAATAGCAGAATTAGCAGTAGAACGTTTCACAGGTATAAGTACTAGAACATTATCACCTGACCAAAAGAAAGATTTTATTACTTTCTTAACCCATAATCCACAATTCGGTGATGCTATTGCTTCTGGCGTAGCAGGTAACATGTTAGGTATCAGAGGTAAGATTAATAGTTCTGTAACTATGTCTGCTTCTAAGTTAACCGAAGCATTTACTAAAGAAGGCTATACTCAAATTCCTGATTATATTAAACAAGCAGAGAATTTAAGTACAAATCAAAAACAATTCCTTCACTATTACTTCTTTCACACAAAGGGTGCACGTAACTCTTTCAAAGATGCGTTTGATTTAAACATTGATGACCCAATTGAATACGCAATGCGTAACAATGGGTTAAAAACACCACAAGATGTAGACAATGCTGTTGATGAAATAATGTCAGCAATGGGAGTAGTCTATTCTGGTCCATCAAGAACACTACAATTCATACCAAACTCAGCATCTGACCCTATTGTTCTTAATAGAAGCATGCTTAAAGACGGTAAGTTAAAACCACAACAAGCAAAGAAACAAAAGGCTTTAGAGAAGTATTTATATGCTGACGTTGAATCAGCATACTCAGGTGGAACATCACCATTCTCAGTATTACGTGACCGTTTAGAAACAATGATGCTAGATTTGCGTCAAACCATTCACGGAACAGCAGACTTTAGTTCAGTTAACGATAACATTGTTAATGAGTTGAATCAAAGAGCAATAGAAAAAGGTGGAAGTTTTAGCCGTACTATTGCTAGTATGACATTTGATGAATTTAAAGCATTAACTGCTAAGAACACTATGGATGTTGAAGGTGTTTATGCACCTGTTGACTTTGTTGGTGACACAGTTGAATCATTATGGACTCGTGTTGGTAATAAGATGTTTGAATTTATGGACCAACAAGTCACATCAATGTATAGAACACCAGCATTCTTTTCATTATACCTAGCAAACATGGACCGCTTTAGAAGAAATGGTCACTACTCAGGTTACTTAAATGAAGTAGTAAATAACTACAAAAAACTAGGTTATGAAGAAGCAACTGCAACAAGATTTGCAACAGATGTTGTAGATAGATTCTTTACTGAAGAAGCAGCAAAAGACTCTGCTAACTTAGTAATGAAATATGCAGATAACCCACAGATTCGTAGCCAACTAGCATTTAGTTTAAGAAACGGTGCACGTTTCTATCGTGCAACAGAAGACTTTATGCGTCGTGTTTATAGAATGAAAGATGTTTCATTAAGAACAATGATGCGTATGCGTCTTTCTGCTTTAGGTTTAGAAGCATCAGGTGTTGTTCATGAGGATGCACAAGGACAAAAATATGTTCTTATGCCTATGGATGATTTGATGTTCCAAGTAATTGATAAACCAATTAGAACATTAACTGGTGGTAAGAGCGGATATAGCCAACCATTGTTTGGTGATTTTACTATTCGTTTATCACAGATTAACCCATCATTTGGTCCTGATGCTGCAATGCCAACATTGTCTGGTCCTATTGCTGGTGCCAACGTTGTTATCTTTAAGGCTATCGCTGGTAGATTCGGTGAATCAGGTCGTATTCTTTCTGACAAAATAGATAACGTTTTACTTGGTGATATCGGTGATAACATCACATTACGTAAAGCAATTCTTCCTGTATCTATAGATAGAATGTTAAAGATTGTTGATGCTAATGAAAAAGATAAACAAGAATTAACTGCTATCCATCAAGCAATTGCTTACGATGCAGCACATGGTAGAGGTTTAGCACCAGATGCTACACCTGAAGAACAATATGAATACATTAAGAATGTTCGTATTGGTGCACATAACGTAGTTATTATGCGTAACCTTTTAGGTTTAACACCTGTACCATTCTCACCTACATTAAAAGAATCTAAAGATGTACCTAAGTTCTTACAAGAAGTAGGCGTTACTAGCATTCGTCAAGAGTTCTTTGATATCTATGAGAATGTTTTAAAGGCACCTAACCCAAGAATAGATGACCCATTTGAAGAAGCATTGGCTATCTATATTGGAAAGAACCCAGGTAAACTTGTATACACAGTATCTCGTGCTGAAAAAGATAGAGATATTGCATTCAGGAAAACTGATGAAGTTAAAGACTGGTATATAAAGAACACAGATTTAATTGAAAAGTATGGTGAAGTAGCATTCTTAGCAGCACCATCTATTGGTGACTTCAGTGCATCTGCTTACGCATGGTTTGAAGCAGCAGGTATGATTAATAATAAAGACTTACAAACATATTTAAATGATGTAAGAACTGCTGAAGATAAACAACTTTACTTTGACTTAGAAGAACGTGCAGGGGAAGCGTTAAATAAAACCTTTGACCCCACAGCACGTAAACAAATCACTGAGAGTTTAAAGAACTATCGTGATATTTTAAAGATTCAAAATCCTTTACTTCGTGCACAACTTGAATCAGGTGAGTACGGTACTGCTAAAGAAGAAGCAATGCTTAACTCTTTACAGTTCTTAGTTGCTGACCCTAATGTTAAAATGGATGCAAAGAGTAGAGATAAGTTAACTAAAGCAGTTGAGATTCTAAGTGCTACTGCAGCCAAACTGCAATATGCAGGATATGAACAAACCTTTGGTGTTAAGTTTAAACGCGAGGTTAGGGATTTGGCTATTAGAGATTTAGAAACTTTAGGAAGATTTGATTCTTCTGTTGCTCAAGCAAACAAAGCAATATTTATTCCAATACTTAAAAACTATAGCAGAGATACTAGGTTGAAATAATGGCAAAACTTAAATGGAACGAAGAGAAACAAGCATTTGAATATAAGGCTGCTACTACTAGATTTGGTGGCGGTACCTTTTATTTCACCTTAGAAGAATTACCTGCTGGTATTAAAATAGAAACAGTTAATAGTACACCTGTTAGTGTTGTTGTTGATGATTCTTGGCTTAACCCTAAACTTAATAGATTTAAAAGAGAAGATAAAGCACCTTCAGAGTTTTTAACTATTGAAGAATTAAATGCAAAAAAAGAAGAAGCATTATCTGGAACTCCTGATACCACACCTTTTGGTGAAGATGTAAGTAGAGTTTTAAATAAGTCTTTTCTTGCACAAAGTCCTAACTTTTCTAGAACAGCAGAAGGTGTTGGCTATATTGCACCTGACGCTCTTCCTGGAACAAAAGAATCTATGGTTTACATTAGACCAGGACTTGATGCTCGTGGTGCAATGTCTCCTGATGCTGTTGATGTTATATCAGCAGAGACTGCTTTAGAACAAGCATTAGAGAATGCTAGAAAACAACCAGGTGGTATTTCTGCTTTAAAACAAAAACTTGTTTCAGCAGGATTTTATGGCGGAGAACTAACAGCCTTAGCACCCTATAGTCTTTCAGTTAAAGATATGGAAGATGATTACTTTGTTACTGCCTTAGCATCAGCATTACGTTCTCAATCAATACTTAACTATGGTTATGCTAAACAAGGTAGAGGATTACTTGATTTTGATTCTCACTTACAAGAAAGTGAAGCAGCATACTCTTCTATCCTAAGTGATAAGACTATTAATCTTCCTAACCCTAAAGATGCTAGACAAGTATTCATTGAAAACTATCAAAGATATGTTGGTGCAACACCAGATGATAATACTATTACAGCATTCATAGCATCTGCTAATGCTTACGCAAGTGCTAATCCAGATATGGTTACACCTGTTGTTCAAACTGGTGCAAGAATAGTTCAACCAGGATTTAATGCACAACAATTAGATGAGTTTGCTCAAGAATATATTTTCAATACACCTGAAGCCAAAGAATATGGAATGGAACAAGGTGGAGTTGATATGTTTAGTAATTCAATTAATGGTTTACTGAATGAATTACAAACAAGTATTAATCAAAATGCTAATGTTGGATTAAGATAAATGGCTTATACCCAAGAACAGATTGCACAGTATTTAAGAAATGCTGGTTTCCCAGAAAGTGCAATACCTACAATGCTTCGCATTGCACAGTTAGAATCTACTAATGACCCTAATGCTTTTAATCCTGATTCAACAACTAAAGATTTATCTTATGGTTTATTTCAAATCAATATGTTTGGGAAGATGGGACCTGAACGTAGAAAATGGTTTGGCATTAAATCGAATGAAGAATTGTATGACCCACAAAAGAATGCTGATGCAGCATATAAATTGTGGAGTAGTCGTGAGAAAAGTAAGGGTACAGGACAGGGGTATACCCATTGGTCTACTTACAATAATCAACTTGCAGGGAATCCAAATTTGAGAACACAGAATATAGAAGGTGCAGCAATGGAAGCATCAGGAGTTGTAGGTAATCCAACAGGTCAAGCATCAATTACTAATGACATTATTGCTAGAGCATTATTAGTTGACCCAGAACTTGCTGCTATTTATAAAAAGTATTTAGGTAAACAAGGACCTGAAGTAGAGGCTGCTTTACAAACAGAATTAAGAAACTCTAAGTGGTGGAAGAAAACTGGTGAACAAGCCAGAGCCGCAATGCTTACAGGTTTAAAGAAAGACCAGCCTTCTTTTAATGAACTTAAAACACAGAAGATTAACATTGTTAAAAGAGCAAGTGTTAAACTTGGTGGTAATTTAGATGCGAATGCTGTTGATGATTTAGCAACTAAAAGTCTTTTACTTGGTTGGAATGATGAACAAGTTGAAGATGCTATATTAAGTTCTGTTAAGTTTAGTCCTGATTATATTAAAGGTCAAGCAGGGGAAATATCTCAAAGACTTTATAATGGAATTAGAAGACTTGGTTTTACTGTTGATACTGCAGGTGCAGAGTTTAAAAATTATGTCACAGAAGTTATTAAAGGTTTTCGTAGTGAAGCAGATATCTTAGGAAGTTTTAGAAACATGGCTTCACAAATGTATCCACAGTATGCTGATAGATTTAAAGCAGGTGCAAGTCTTTACGATATTGCTGAACCTTTAATGTATCAAGTTTCTCAATCACTAGGTGTTCAATTTAATGATGAGTTACTTAACGACCCATTAGTTCAAGATGGTTTACAAAGAAACTTAACTGCTTATGATGTTAAGAAAGAAGTAAGAAAAGATAAACGTTGGCAATACAGTGAAGAAGGCTGGGATACTATACTAGACGCTTTTGAAAAGACTGCTAATACTTTTGGATTCTCAGGAGGTATCGCTTAAATGGCAAAGCCTTCTAGAAATGAATACTTAAATCAAAGAGTTCAACTTGCTCAATCTTTAGGTAGAGATATTAATGTTAAGATTCCTACTAATCCTACTAAAGCACAACTTACAGCACTAGATGCTCAAATAAATAAAATTCTTTATCCATCTGGTAACTATGGTGATACTACTAGTCAAGCAGAGTTAGATAGACAAGCAGCAGCAAGAGCAGAAGCAGCACGTCAAGCAGAATTAGAAGCACAAAAAACTGCAGCCAAGGCTGCTGAAACTGCTGAGAAACGTCAAAGTGTTTATGACTTTATTAAAACTCAAGCAGAGACAATGGGTATTGGTGTTGGCATTGCTGATAGAATTATTGACCTTGTTGCTAATCAAGGTTATTCAAGTAGAGCAGTTGATTTAGCAATTGCTGATACACCAGAATATAAAGCACGTTTTGCTGGTATAGAAAAGTATAAGAAAAACTTTGCATCAGATATTGCAGCAGGTAAGAAAGCAGCACAGCCTACACCTGCAGAATATATTGCTTATGAGAAGCAAGCACAGAATGTTCTTAACAGATTTGGTTTAGCAGACCTTGCTAATCAAGAAACATATTCTGATTTAATTGGTGGGGATGTTTCTATTCTTGAAGTGACTGAAAGAATTACTGATGTTTATGACAGAGTACAGAATGCTGATGATGTGTTGAAAACACAACTATCAACTTACTTCCCAACATATGGTACTTCAGATTTTGCTAGAGCATTATTAACTGGTAAGACACCACAAGATATGGCTTCTCAATTAAAGAGACGTTTAACTGCTGCTGAGATTTCATCTGAAGCAAGTAGAGCAGGTTTAGCAACTAGTGCTGAAAGAGCACAACAACTTGAGCAGATGGGTGTAAGTAGAACTCTTGCTCGTGCAGGTTATTCAAAGATTTCTGAATTGCAGCCAACCGTATCTAAACTTCAAAGCATTTATGGTGGAGAAGAAATTACTCAAGCAGAATTAGAAGCAGAACAGTTCCAAGGTTTGGCTTCACAGAAACGAAAGAAACTTGAGCAAACAGAGCAAGCAACGTTTGCTGGTAGAAGTGGTACTTCTCAAGTATCTCTTTCACAACGAGGTACAGCAGGTACCTTCTAAAGCCACACACAGACCGACCAGCCCTGTGGTGAGTTAAAAGACTGGGAGCAAGAGCCATAGATATTCCCCCAAATATAAATGAGGCTTGCGAAACTACAACGATGGGAGATATTGCGATGAGCAATGTATATCAGGACTTCGACGACGAAGAGTTAGAGTCCGAACAAGAAGGTGGCGATTTAGTTTCACAACTAAGACGTGCTACCAAAAAGAAAGATAAGCAGTTAAAAGAATTAATGGAAGAACTTTCTTCTATTAAAACTGCTCAAAGGACTAATTCTATCAAGTCAGTCCTAGCGGAGAAAAATCTCAATCCAAAGATTGCGAACTTTATTCCAGCCGATTTAGATTCCTCACCAGAGGCTATAGATAACTGGATTGCTGAAAACGCAGAAGTGTTTGGGCTACAAGTACAAAAGCAGGAAGTAACTCCTGACATTGCTACTTTACGTCAAATAGATGCTGTTGCTGCTTCAGCGAATGTTCCTGTTGGAAGTGATGATTTGTTTCTTCGTCTTGACCAAGCAACAAGTGCAGCCGAAATTGAACAAATGATTTTCGGTTCACAATCGTAATAACTACTAACTAAGGAAAACCAAAATGGCAAATGCCTATTCCGCATTATCTGCTGGAACAGCAAATACCAACGGTGGTCTTGGTGGCGGTCAATACACATCAGCCGATAACGTAGGAACCTTCACCGCATCTAACGGTGCAGGTCTCGTACAAAAGGCTTATGACCGTCTTGTTGAGTTCGCATTACGTTCTCAACCATTACTCCGTTCAGTTGCTGACAAACGTCCAGCAAAACAATCAATGCCTGGTTCATCAGTTGTTTCAGTAGCGATTGGTACACCAACTGCTGTAACCGTAACTCTTAACGAATACGGTAACGCAGTTCTAACCACTCGTAAACTGCAATTATTCTCATTGGCAGATGTTGACCCAGCGATTGCAAACATCGTTGCTTACAACATGGCTGACTCAATTGATGAAATTGTACAAACAGAACTACGTGGCGGAAGCAACGTAATTTACGCAACTGGTGGTGCTACAACACCAACAGCAACTAACGAAATCGCAGCAGAAGATGTAATCTCTGCAGCAGATATCCGCAAAGCCGTAGCAAAACTACGTGCAGGTAACGCTGTTGCTCGTAAAGGTTCATTGTACTGGTGTGCTATCCACCCTGAAGTTTCACACGACCTTCGTGCAGAAACAGGTTCAGGTGCTTGGAGACTTCCACACGAATACCAAACAAATGAAAACATTTGGGCTGGTGAAATTGGTACATTCGAAGGAGCATACTTCATCGAATCACCACGTATGTACAACACTACAGACGGTGCATCTTCAGCACGTGTATTCCGCACAATTCTTGCAGGTCAACAAGCACTTGCAGAAGCAGTTGCAGAAGAACCACACGTAGTAATCGGTAACGTAACTGATAAATTAATGCGTTTACGTCCAATCGGTTGGTACGGAGTATTAGGCTTCAAGCGTTATCGCGAATCAGCCTTGTACAGAATTGAATCTTCATCCAGCATTAACGCTGCGTAATTAGGTTCAAATCAAATTTAAAGCCCCTGGGTAACTGGGGGCTTTACTTATTAGGAGAGTAAATTGCCAAAGTTTTTTCCACCAACAGTAGAAGAAGGACCAGCAGGTTCAGGTTTATTCTATCCAATCATTGCGGCTGGCATCGGCATTACTGAAAGTAACTTTGAAGGATGATAAACAACATTCTTGTAGCGGGTGCGACTGCAAGTGCACTTGCTTCTGTATTTTTTGTGATTGCCCCATCGGTTCGAAAGATTCGTTCTATGATGGAATGGTTGGAAAAGTTTCGCAGAGACTGGGAAGGCGAGCCTGGTGGTCCAGGTAGAGATGCTGTTCCAGGGGTTATGGAAAGACTTAACAGACTTGACGGTGAGTTAAGTAATAATGGTGGTTCCTCTATGAAGGACTCCATTGACAGAATTGAAAAAGCATTGGGGACTAAATGAGTTTACATAGAAGACAGAAACATCCAGAGTATGTTGAAGGATGTTTTGGTTGTAAGGCTTCAACATTAGATTTGAATCCTGGAGAAGCAAACTCCAGGCTGACTATGTCAGCAAAGAAATGGGATAATGAACTTGCGTTATATCGTCAGGCTAGGTCTCAGGGTATTCAACCTGATAGCACTAAGACTAAAGATATACGTAAGGCAATAGATATATCAAACAAAACTAGCAGAGCATACGGAGCATAATATGTACGGTAATAAAAAAATGGCTAAAGGTAAGAAAATGATGGATATGAAAAAAGCAGATATGAAAAAGAAAGCCGTTGTTAAGATGAAGAAAATGGGAAAGAAGAAATAATATGTGTACAACTTGTGGATGTAACTATCCAAATGTAGACCATGCTATGGCTAACAGCAAAGGTGATAACCCAATGGGTATGCCAATTGCACCTAAGCCATCAAGCATTCAATCAGCAACACCTAAGAAACCAAAGAAGTAATTATGAAGCCAAAAGACTCACGTTTAAAGCGTGCTGGAGTCTCTGGCTATAACAAGCCAAAGCGGACCCCTAGCCATCCAACTAAGTCACACGTTGTTGTTGCTAAGTCTGGTTCACAGGTTAAGACAATCCGCTTTGGACAACAAGGTGTTACTGGGGATAGAACTCCTACAGCACGTCAAAAATCTTTTAAAGCACGTCACGCAAAAAATATTGCTAAGGGTAAGATGAGTGCCGCTTATTGGGCAGACAAGGTGAAGTGGTGAAGAAGAAAGCATTTTGGGATAAGAAGAACCCTAAGAAAACTTCTAAGAAATTAACTCCAGCACAAATTAAAAGTGCTAAGGCTCGTGCTAAGGCTGCTGGTAGAAAGTATCCAAACCTAGTTGATAACGCTGCTATAGCAAGGAAATCTAAGTGACTACATATAATGATATGGTTGAAGAGGTTTTAATTAACCTTGAAGGTTTTACTCTTCGCCAAGATAGAACAACATATTTAACTTCTGGTATTGATGATAATGATTTAACTCTTGCTCTTGCAAGTGGTGACAATATTGGTAAAGGCATTATTGAAATTGAAGATGAACTTTTACATATTGATTCTGTTGACCGTTCTGACCGTTCTGCTGTTGTCTCACCTTTTGGTAGAGGCTATCGTGGTTCAACTGCAGCAGCACATACTTTAAATACTAAAGTTACTTTCTCTCCTTCTTTCCCACGCTTGTCTGTTAAGCGTGCTATTAACGATACTATTCGTGCAGTTTACCCAAACATTTTTGGTGTAGCATCAACAACTTTTACATACAATGCTGCACAAACAACTTACTCTTTACCTGCTGGTGCTGAAACAGTGTTGGCAGTTTCTTGGGATTCTGTTGGTCCTTCAGGTGAATGGATTCCTGTTCG